GCGCTTGATTTTCCTTAGGAACTGAAAGCGTACCATCTCTAAACACAATATGAGACAGAGTTGTTGGACCTTGTTGTTCATCAACAAACACTGATGGTTGATTAGTAGCATATCTTAACTCTCTTTGATAACCTAATTTTTTATCAAAATGAGTCATAGGGTATCTTTGTGTATGCTTACTTGGAATTGTTCTTGTTAACGGTGTTTTTGCACCTTTGAGTATATATACTCGATCTTTTACTTCCCAGTTTTCTGGTTTTGTAATATTTACTTGTTGTTTCATGATATAATATAATTAAATAAGTTAAAGGTATATGGGCGCCGAAGCGCCCTTACCTTATATTAAACTTATGCTACCGATTTAAAGATAACAAAGTTGTTTGCAGCTTGAGTTACTAAACATCTTTCTGATAAGAAATGTACTTTCATAACATCATCTCCAGTAGTGTAAGCACCACCAACAGAACCTGTTAACCAAGTTTTCATTCTTCTATCATCAGCTTCAGATGCTCTATAACGAACATGCAAGAATGGACGTCTGATGTTTGCGCCAAGCATTTGGTCGTAAACAGTAGATGTTCCAGCTGGTACTAATACACCATCAACAGTTTCATTTAATCCTCCAGTTGTAGCATCATTTAAGTATTTCCAGTCAGTTTTATAGAAGTCATAAGAACCTCTTCTAAAACCAGAGAAACCTAAATTTAAAGCCATTTCCTCAGAGTTTTCAAATACACCGTAAGATGTACCACCTGCACCATAAGAGTTTTGAGCAGCTAACATATCATCAAAACTTAGAGCAGTAGCTCTGTTTAAGAATAACATGTTTTCTTCAATAGCACCTTGCTTGTCAAGGTTTTGAAGAATTAAGTCAAAGTCTTGTAGTGAAGTTCTAGCGTTACCACCAGCATCTTGTCCAGAAGCATAGTTATCATAGATATTACCTCTTGACTCAATAGCAGCGAATAAACCTTCAGTACCTTTTACTTTTACAGTAGAGTTTAGAAGATCTTCACCAATTGCAGCAGAACCAGCCTGAGCTTTTTCTCCTTCAATCATTACCATTTCTAAATAATCTTGGAAACGTAGTCTAGTTTCACCTTCTGCTTTTAAATACCATAAGTATCCTGATGTACCATCTTCAACAGCAACTTCAACCCAACCGATCTGAGCAGTGTCAGAACCATTGATTTCGTATTTATCTTTGATGATTACAGGTGAGTTATGATACTGAGTAAAGCTAGGCTCAATAGATCCTTCCATTCCTGCAGTACCTTTAGCAAATTCAGAACCATATACAAATACATCGATTTGTCCAGCTCCAACTAAAGTATTTAAATTAGCAAGATCGTAAGAATAAGCTACAATTTTCCATTTTCCACCAGCAGCAACAGGGTCAGCTTTAACATAACACTTAGTGCTAAGTAAACTTGTGTTGTTACTTACAACGATAGTTTGTCCTTTTCTAATTGAAGGAATAATATCGTTTCCAGCAGAATCTTGTCCAGCAAGACCAGTGATTTCATTACTACCATCAGCAGCAATAGAAGCTCCTGTAAAGGCAATATGTAATCTGTTTTGCTCTGACCAAATTACCTGGTCAGAAGTCATTGGCATTTCAGCGCCTACCATTCTTAAGAAACCTCCAATTGTTCTGTTTCCGTATCTTTCAACTTCCGCTTCGTAGATTTCAGGTAGATACTGTTGTGCAAAGTTATTTACTGGATCACCGCCTGCAGCGTTGCCAGTAAAGTCTAAGTACGACGTACTCGTTAGCATTTTCTTTGGAGTCGGTACCAATGAAAATTGACCTAACGGGTCGTTAGCATTAAAATATCCCATTTTTCTTTAAGTTTTTATTTAAATTTTTTATTAATTCTCAACTTAGAACTATCCATACCACTAATAGCTTTAACTTTTAATCCACCTAAAGTAACTTGCGTAGGTCTATCAGCTGACGAAGGGTTTTTAGATTTCTCTACTACTTCCTTTACAGCGTCTGACTTACCTTGTTCATAAAAGTGTGTTATTATATTATCGATATTTTCTGCGGCATATAGAGCTTTGTGATAACCTCTTGGATCTTTAACGTTACCTTCACTGTCTAAGAACTTCCCGACAAAGTTGTTTAGATTAGACTGTTTCTCACTAACGGCTTCAGGATTTTTTACGCTATACCTATATTTCTTTTCACCAACATTGAAATCAAAACCTTTGAAATCGTTGTTAAAAAGCTTCTGTGTATCAGCTTTAAATCTTTCGTGCTGTTTCTCTATTTTAGATTTATCTTCGTTATACCTGTTGAAAAAGTCCACAGCTTTTTGTTGGTCTTTACTAACGGATGGCCTCAACTTGATTTCATCGTAATATTTAGTTTTAAGTCCTTCTAAAAAATTATGAGCTTTTGCAACCTCTTCTTTTTGAGCAAGTTTTTTTCTTTTGATGTCTCGCTCATCATCACTATCTTCATCTACAGCAAATTTTTCCTCCATTAAAAAATCAATTTCTTCATTATTTAAATGTGGTTTTGATTGCTTATAGTATTCTTTTAACAATGTGTCACCATCTACATTAGAGTAATCTGCATTTAATCTAACATAGTCTTGAACCGTACCACCTGTTTCTTTCATAAATGAAACTAGTTTTTCTACGTTTTCAGGTAACTCAACAGGTTGTTGAACTTGTTCAACTGGTTGTTCTACTTTTTCTTCAACCTTTTCCTCCACCTTAGTTTCATCTTCTTTTACTTCTTGTATAGGAGATTCTAGTTTTTCTTCGGTGGGCCGTACTTCTTCAACCACTCCTTCGCTGTTGCTACTGTCTTTTTGTTCTTCGACAACAGCATTGCTATCATCTGTCTTCTGTGCTTGAACGGCATTGTCTTCTTGTTTTTCTTTTTCTTTTAATTCTTGCGCTTTTTTAGTTAAATCTAATTTAACTACGTTGTCGTCTTTTTTAGGTAACCCTTCTTTGGGTACTGTAATTTTAGCATCTGCCATAATAAAATATTATAAAATTAATAAAAATTAAACTATAGGTAAGTTTTCTAAACCAATACCCATTGAGTCTTGTTGCTCAAAATCAGTTGGTAATAAATCATTTTTTCTTTGATCTATCATTGCACTTTGTTGAGTCGCTTGAAGCTTAGTTCTTTTATCTTTCCTATCTTCAATATATTGCTCTTTAGCCTGCACTTGTTGTACAGATACTTGAGCTAGTTGCAGATCATAGTCAAACTGTGCTGCCATCATCTGTTGTTTTATTTGAGCTTCTACTTGCATTCTTTGTATTTCCATCTGCGATCTAGCTTGCTCAAAATTAACTTTTTCTTGAGTTAACGCTTGTTGCTTTTGAACTTCATTCATAGCCGCTTGCTCTGCTTGCTGTGCATTTGCTTGAGCTTGGGCTTGTATATTTTCTTTAGCAAGTCGTTCTTCTCTTTGTTGTTTTCTTTTTCTTTTTAGCTTTAACATTTGGTTAGCTAATTTAAGATTGTGTATTTGTCTTAAATCTATAGCGTCCTCTAAATCAATGCCACCTGATTGTAAAGCTATTTGTATATTTTGTTCTAACTGTTGTTGCTCTTCTTCTTCAGGCTCTAATTGTAGATAAATACCAAAGTCATGTATGTTTTTATTTTCTAGCTCTTTTAAAGTTTCCACATTATACTTGCTTATGGAACTAACAAGTGTATTTCTTAATAAAGGAAAGTTTAAAGAATCAGCTATACGTAAAGAAATATTTTCACAAATTCTTAATGTTACATATAAACTAGCTTGTAAAATATGTTTAGTTGCTACGTTTGAAGCATTAGCAGCCATTTTTTGTAAGCCAACTAACGTATCTCTATCAGGAACCGATCCATCTCTTGCTTCATTTAAACCGGTCACATCTCTAATCATCTGTAAATAGTAGTTATAAGTTTGTATTAAACTAGCTATTTTAGCTTGACCACTAGAAGATGTTAACTCTTGAATAGGTACTTTACCTCTGTTTAATTCTCCATCTTGTGTTAAAGATCTACCTACAATACTACCTGTTTGAAAAAACATGTTTAATGCTTCTGCTGGATTGTAATTAGTACCATTACCTAAATCTACTTCAGCTAAACCGTCAATATCTACAAACACACCATCAGGAACTATTCTAGACATTACCTGTTGTAATTTTAAATGTGTTAATTGTATCATGTCAGCAAAACCTATACATTTACTAACCACAGATTCTATTCTACCCTTATACATTCTTGGAGCTACAAGAGTATAATTCATCTGAACCTTACTAGTATCAGAAGCTGGTCTAGTCATATTTTCAGCTAACTTCCACTCTAACATTTCGTTTATTCCTAAAACTTTACATCCAGTATATAAAACCTCTATACTTCTGCTAACTCTTTCGTAGTTATCTGCAGGTGGTGGGTTAAATGTATCTGGTTTTTCTAAAGCTTTTTCTAAACCTTGCTCTGTTTGTTTTATTTTAAAAACTTGATTATTATATGTTTTATATTCAAAATATAAAACTTGAACAGTGTTTTCGTCATAGTTATTCCAACCAGTAACAAATTGTCTGTTACCCGGCATATCCTGTATTCTTTTTAATAAATCATCTGATATATCAGGAAATTGTTTTTTAAGCTCAGGTATTGTTACTGATTTAACTTCACCCACATAATATATGTCTTCAAAATTAGGATCATCAGTATATGAATAAACTAAATTAGCTGGGTCAACGTAATCAATTGTTATTCCATTAGACCTGTTCCAATGTGTTTTTGCTGAAGCTATACCTAAAACAGTTAAATCCATGTTTAGTCTTCGTCTTACTAAATCATATTTATTAAAAGCTAAAGTATTATTTATAGCTTCTTCTTCAGCTAATTCAACTGATTGTTTATAATCAAGCTGCATATGAAGCTGTAACTCATCTTCATTTTCAGGTAAAGTGCTTGGATCGTGTTTTAAAATATTTACACCAATAGCTTGTTGAACTTGTAAAGCTTCGTTTTTTACAGTCATATCCCTTAATAACCCTTGAGCATATTGTGTTCTAGCTTTTTGAGATTGTGGATCTTGAGCGTATGCTGATATTTCATATTTTTTTTGAGACATACCATTTACAACTATGTCTACAAATTTTGATAATATAGGAACTGGTTTCCAGTCTATGTTTAAATAGCTTAGGTCACCATTAATAGATAACTCATCTTTATACTTTTGAACACTTTGTTCTCCTCTAGCATACAGCCTAAGTTGATGATAATGGTTCCAGCTTACAGCAAATCTATTACCTGCTCTACCTTGTTGAAACCACTCTTGCTCAATAGCACGTCCTACCTGTATACCGTAGTCCCAGCTTGATTTTTCTTCGTCACTAACAACTTGGCTAGGAAAGGAACTATTAGGATTTGTGTATATATTCATTTACTTAATTATTTTAGAAACTGTACCTTTGTTATTATATTTTTTAAAACCTAAACTAATTGGTTTTCTTTCTATTTTATTAACTGGATAATACCTGTTTTTATTACAAGCCATTATAGCTAAACCTGAACTTATTGAAGCATCGTGTTTTGTTCTATTGTTTATATTAAATCTAGCCCAGTCTTCTAGAGTAGAGTCAAAATACATATCTCCATATTCTTCACCCAAGTAACCTACATGCTCCTCTATATATGATTCTATAGCCGCAGCATGAGCTTGTTTCATATCTTCACTAGAGTTAGGTATACCACCTATTTCTCTTTCTGTTACAGATAATTTATTATATATTTTATCAGGTCTATTCATACTAAAACCTCTATATCCTCTTCTTTTAAAATGATATAATAATCTTGGTTTATTATTTTCAGCAAGTATCGGCATACCGTAAAATATACATGCCATAAGCACGTCTTCAAAAAATATTTCAGCTGTTTGTGGTCTTGCTATATATTCTAAAAAGAAATGGTAAGGCGGAACATTTTCCATGCTAAACTTTGTTAAACCATGTAAAGAACCGTTAGATCCTCTTTTATCTACAGTTCCGGATATATCATAACTATCACAACCAAAAGCACCACAATGTTCATTACTAGGATATTTAATTCCATTTTTTATATAATGTTTATTTTGCAAATGCATAGGAGGTATCCATGATATTTTAAATCTACCATTGTTGTTAGGAACAAATATAACTCTACTATCTTTTATGCCATTTTCCCACTGAAATGAACCTTTAGTTACAACCGCTGTATTTCTTAAATCTTGATTATAATCTATTTGTTCGTATATTTTAGTTAGATTAAATAAAGATTCTTTTGCTTCATCTCTAAACGCGTGTTGCTCTGTTCTTGGAAATTGTCTGTAAAATTCATTTAAACCGTCTTGATCTTGCTTTAAACCATCTACTTCATTTTGCCAAAAATCAACTACACCTAATTTAATTTTTTGCCCATGCGGATCTTCAACTGATTCCTGTGGTGTGTCGAAGACAGGTATGCCATAAGAATCAATGTATCCTTCGTAATTCCATTCCATAGGAATGAACAGAGAATATAGTCCTGAGCTAGTC